TGGTAATATATTCAAGCAGTCCGCATCACGGTCTTTCACCTCAGAGATTTCAGGGCTGCGAAAACAATACGGTATGCGAGGGTGGCGGAACTGGCAGACGCGCACGTTTGAGGTGCGTGTGGTTTATCCTTGGGGGTTCGAGTCCCCTCCCTCGCACCAAAAACCAGTACACATTGTGTGCTGGTTTTTCTTTTCGTGCGAGGGAGGGGATCTCGAACAAGGCGGCGGCATTTATGCCGCAAGCAATCAGCCCAGTGCAACAACGACGACCGCAGCCTGCGGCTGAAACAGGGAGGAGCTGTTGGGGCCGCGTTCTGATTTTTCAAAGCCCTGCCAAGGGGCTGCGGAAAAATCAGCTAACGCAACCCGTTGCTGTTGCTTAGCCTGCGGGTCCCAATCAATAGGAATGTCTATCAGGGGTGTACCCATTTTGTACCGGTTTCTTTTTGTGCGAGGGAGGGGACCTCGAACAACACTATTTATTATATAAAAGAAAGCGCGATGAATTCTGAGAACTCATCGCGCTTTTTCTCTTATGCGGGTAGTGGGGGTCGAACAATAAAAAATGATTGAGTGGCGTCAAAAACATATCTGCAACGCGCCTAAACACTTGCTAAAAATGTAGTGGGGTTGGTTTGTAACCCATGTATTTTGCTACGTTTACAAAAAAGAGTGTTACCAAATGTGTTACCAGAATCACCCTTGAGCCTTCCTGAATGCCGCGGTGGTAGCGGCAGCAAGATCTTCCCTCTGACCGTCAAGCTCGTGCCGATACACTCCGGCAGTGTCCATGTTCTTGCTGTGACCGACCAGCATCTTCAGCTGGCTGTCGGTCAATACGCCTGATTCAATGCTGACGAAAGTGTGCCGCATCTCATACAGCGTGACCTGAGGCTCAATGCCATTGTCACGCTGGTACTTCTTCCAGCGCTTGAATAAAGCCCTCTGGTTCGGGATCTGGAACAAAGGGGTGGTATAGTTCAGCGGGATATCGGAAGCCTTCAGCAAGGCCACCTGCGCTTCGTAGGCCTCATGGGCTTCCTCGCCCATGTCAAATGAGCGAATGGCGTTTTCGTTCTTGCCGGTGGTTTCCTCATCCAACCGGTTGATGCTGCGGCGCAGATTGACCGTGTTCCCTTTGACGTCACCATACCAGAGCCCCACAAGTTCACCGGGGCGTACACCTGTAGCAACTGCAAACCGGTAGGCATAGATATACTCGTCAAAGACCAGCTTGCCATAGTAAAGGCGGGTGTCCACATCAAACAGGACTTTCAAAGCGGTCGGCTGTAAAATCTTTTTCTTCCCCATGCGGGCATTCTTCGGGATAGACAGCTCAGGGAACATCGTACTGTACCTGTTCCGGCGGCACCATTTCAAAAAGCTGATCTCCGTTGAGCGAATCGTCATAATGGTCTTGCGGCTCAAAGGCTTGTCGCTTGACCTACGCTGACGCTCCTTTTTAAGGCATCGCTTTTTGAAAGACATATTGATGGCCTTTTGCAGATCGCCTTCGGTCAGCTCGTCAATGCGGATGTCCCCACAGACAGGCAGAATATAGTAATCTCCGTATTTCTTGCACTGCTCAACATAGGATGTGCCGCAGGTCAGCTTTAGTTCTTCTACCCACTGGGCATAGAGGGCAGCTACCTTCTTCTTGCCGTCCCGGATGCTGTCGTCAAGCCAGGCATCGGCCTTTGCGTTGGCTTCCCGCTGGCCGGTGCGGCCAGGCGTGCTGCTGTAAAACCGTTTGCGGGTGCCGTTCTTCTGCACCGCAATGCACCAACGTTTTTCCTTTTCCACCCAAAATGCCGTGTTCGTTCTCTTTTTCATTGTTTCCACCTCCATAAGGGTACACTTTGACAAGCCTGCCCGGAGGTGGTACAATACAGTTGCTTAGGCTGGTATTGTTCCTCGTGGGCAAGCCACTCTTTGACGCCCTGCCGGTTGCCGCCGGTGGGGCGTTTTTGTTTATTCAAAAATCAGGATGCCTTCCGGCCTTCGCTCTTGCCGGAAGAGATATAGTGCTCATAGTATTTCTGGTTATCTTCGCCAAAAGCGGCAACCAGATCAGGATTATTTGCTTTGTAGGCGGCAAGGCTAAATGTACTGCTGCCCTGACGGCCCTCCTTCATGCCGCTGTTTACGAAATGCTCCAGATACTTCCACTGGTTATCTCCAAACAGGGCAGCCAGATCGGCGTTGTGCTCTTTGTAATACTGATAATCATAAACAGGGGCGTATTTGCTGGTCAGCACATAGTAAGGCTGATTCGTCGGGTCGCTTCTGAAGTGACCCGAATACAGGGCTTTTTGATTGACGGTCTCTTTGCTTCCGTCCATATAGATGATATCCGCCTTAGTCACGGCAATCTCGTCGATCGTGCTGTTGTACCAAAGGCAATCCCATTCCACTGCTGCATCGTAAATTGCATTCTGAAGTTCGTCATCTGTCAGATAAGTAGTGGAATCCAGCTGACCCAGCGTCTTGGAATGGTCGATCACAGACAGAACTGAGGACGGCGTGTAGGAATCAACATAATAGGCATTACCGTCCTTGTCCAAAAAGATTCTATGCCCGTTGCGCTCTTCAGCGCCAAAGTAATAATTCGTGGCAAGCTGCTGCTGTGCCTGGAACGGTCCAAAATCTCCCATGGATGCAGGAGAAGTCACAGTGTTTGCGACCGTTCGGTCAAATCTTGTCGGAGCGATCGGCCCTACTACCTGGGCCGTTACTGCCGAACGGCCGCTGATCGTGCAGGAAGTTCTATCGCCGACTGCATTAAGCGGAACCAGCGTGAACGTAACGTATTTAATGGTTTTGTTTGAATTATTCCGGAAGCAGACCGTGGGGCTGACGCCGTCAAAAGCGTCGACCGTAAAATAGACGTCGGTGAGCTCGACCGCAGGCTTTGCCGCAAAGGCACCGCATGCGAGAATCGTCATCAGCGCCAGTGTAAAAACAACGCCTAAAAGCCTTTTTGCTGACTTTTTCATGATTTTCTCCTTTTCTGTTGAAAAAATCCAATTTTTCTGTGGATTTTTCAAACCTTTTCAGTTGTCAAAAATTGTTGCGTGCAACTCCTAATGGTTGTATAATGTTCTCGAAAATAAAACTGCTTTGGAGGGCAGCAACATGACACGACAAGAAACCATCAACGCCATTCTGAAACTGCTGGAAAAAGCCGATTTCCGCCAGCTGCGGCTTGTGTGGGTGTACGCAAGCCACCTGATCGGATAAGCAACCAGCCACCACGCGAGGGAAGCCTTTACGGGCTTTCCTCTTTTTTTTGCGTCAATTTTTCGGCCATACGTTCCAGCAGCTCCCAGTCCGCCGGGCTCAGGCCTGCCAGCATTTCGACAAAACGCTTTTTAAAGGTGTCGCTGTCATCCTTGGTCAGGTCAGCAAGGAAGGCCGCTACCTGTTCGGACTGGGTGTCCTGCACAAACATTTCACCCTCGCCGGTACGCAGCCACGCTTCCCGGACGCCGAACTCCCTGCAGATGTCGCTGATCGTGCGGTCGCTGGGGGTTCTGGAGCCATTTTCAAGCATCCATAAATAATTACGGGAGAGATTGATTCTGTCCGCAAACTGTTCCTGCGTCAAGCCTTCGTGTTTTCGGACGGCTTCGATTCTTGCGTTCATTTTGTTCACCTCCTTTCTGTTCTCTTCAATTCGTATTATATTCCGTAAATCTAACTGTGTCAACATTTATTTTTGACCTTCTCCAAAATCCAGGCTTGAAAAATCTAACAGAGTGTGCTATATTGTTCTCACAAAGTTAGTAAATCAATGCCAACCAAGTCAACGAAAAGAGGTGAAGAAGATGAAATTCAAAATCTCTCAGGAAGCAAAATCCGCCAGAGTGATTCAAGTCATTGAGACTGTCACTCTGGCGGGAGATGGCACGGATGCGAATCCGGTCTATGAAGTTCACCAGTACTGGACTCTGGACGGTGATCTGCTGGCAAAGAATGACCCGTTCAGCCAGGATGACGTTCATCCTGCTTCTTCTCGTCAATAACGAGGATTTCCCGGTACAGTTCTTCACGCTCGTGTCGGGCAATGTACCAGTCTTTCAGAAGCAGTTCCAGAAGTTTGACAAGCTTTTGGGCTTCTCCGGGGTCGATATCAACGATCAGATTCACATCCTTTTCCATGTGTGCTCCAATGTTTCCCAAGCGCCTTACGCCGTTGAGTACCCGATATTGGTCGGCAGGAATTTTATCTTTGATCAGATCGATCTCTCCGGCAAGGTTTCCGGACGTCACGCCCCAGAAATCCCGAATCATTCCCTGCAGGCAGCGACGCGATAATGTGGCAGATGCTTTTGGACTTGCATCCAGAATTGAGCAGGCTTCCACATAATCTTTTCTGATTGCTTCCGGAATATAGTCTGGCAATGTTATCCCGGTATACGGTGGATAGTTGAACGAAAAAAGTCCCTTGCTGCTGGCAAGCTGT